GGAGACAGCTATGGCAAGGAAAAAAACGCCCGTGCTTGAGGGTGTGATAACGGACCAACCGCTACGTGTGGAGGTTGAGGCAGCGATGCAGCACCATATGGTTGAGGCTGAGGTGGAGAACAACCCGTTGGACACGGTACAGATCCAGGATAAGGACACCGGAGAGTATTTGTCCATAGATGAAGTTTGTGCGCAGTATAAGGATCATAGGAAGCAACCAGGAGCGCCTGGAATATACGATTTAAAGTTCCATCCAAGAGCAGCGTTTCTGCTGTGTGCTGAGCACGGGGCCGAGATGAATCAATTGTCCATGCACTTTGGAGTATCGTTCAACACGGTCAGGGCTTGGATGTGGCGGTATCCATTGTTTGCCGACGCCGTTAGGAATGGTTGGACGGTTCATATGGTTAAGACGGCTGAGCGGGCCTTGGTGCAGCGGGCAGTGGGATTTTCATATGAAGAAGTAAAACGTCAGCGTGTACCCCGATATGAAACCGTTTTCAATGATAAGGGTACACCGCACAAAGTTATCGTAGGGTACGAAGAGGTGGTTGTAGAGCGTGTCACCAAGCAAGTAGCGCCGGATTCAACGGCATTGATGTTTTTATTGCAGAACCGCGATGGAACACGGTGGAGGAACGTGCGGAAAGTTGAACAGACGCATAAAATGGAGTATTCCATACCCGGCCAAGAGACAGCTAAGACACCTGAAAAGGCACTTCTCGAGTTGGATACGGCTACTTTGGAAAAGGTTGCTGAGGCTGCCAGGTTGTTCAATGTTGAGCACAGCGTGAAAAAGGGGTAAGTTTCATATGAACGCACAAGCCACTATCCAACAAATGATGAATGACCCGGCTATGATGCGGGCTGTTCAAAAGGAATTATCGGGTCGTAGGTTATCCAATTTCATAAAAACGTTTTGGAAGTACCTTGACCCCGCCCCTTACTCGCATGGTATGCACATCGACTGTATTTGTGACCATCTAGAAGCTGTGCTACGGGGGGAGATACTGCGGTTATTGATAACCATGCCGCCCAGGCACATGAAATCAATCGCCGTAGCAGTAGCATTTCCAGCCTTTGCTTGGCAATACGACCCCTCCTTACAGTTTCTATTTGCCTCATATGCCCATACGCTATCCATTCGTGACAGTACCAAGTGCCGCCGTGTTATAGAGTCACCCCTTTATCAAGACTATTGGGGGGATAAGTTCCAACTCACCTCAGACCAAAATACTAAAATACGTTTCGATAACGATAAAGGTGGATACCGTATAGCAAGTTCGGTAGATGGTGCTATTACGGGTGAAGGTGGTGACATCATATTGGTCGACGACCCGCACAACGTGCGCCAAGCTGAATCCGTTGCACAACGTGAAGCCGTGTTGGCCTGGTGGGATGAAGCTATGTCCACACGTCTGAACAATCCAAAAACAGGCCGCATGGTTATCATACAGCAGCGTGTTCATGAAAACGACCTTGCCGGACACGTTATCGAGAAAGGGGGTTGGGTACACCTAAACTTACCGGCACGGTTTGAGGCTGATGAACCGTGCATAACCCCCATATGGAAAGACCCTAGAACATATGAGGGCGAATTGCTATGGCCTGAGCGGTTTGGTAAAGATGAAATGATTACTTTGGAAACGGCACTTGGCCCCTATGGTGCCGCCAGCCAACTTCAACAGCGCCCTACGCCTCGCGAGGGTGGTTTGTTCATGGCCGACAGACTTATTATTCATGAAAACGCTATCGGTATGGTTCCTGAAAACGGGTGGGTTAGGTTTTGGGATAAAGCCGGTACGGTTTTGGCCGGGGCCTACAGCGTTGGCGTTAAGATGGGAAAAACCAAAGACGGGAAGTATATTGTCGGAGATGTGATACGGGGACAGTGGTCATCTGAAGTACGCGAACGTATCATCAAACAAACCGCCGAAATGGATGGGGTCAATTGTGCGGTAGGGGTTGAGCAAGAGCCGGGTTCTGGTGGAAAAGAGAGCGCGGAAAATACTGTGCGCAATTTAGCGGGCTTTTATGTTATAGTTGACAGGCCGACAGGAAACAAGGAAATCAGGGCATACCCATTTAGCTCTCAAGTTAACATGGGAAACGTGATATTACAGCGTGCACCATGGAATAAAACGTACTTGAATGAGGTACGCATGTTCCCAAATAGTAGATATAAAGACCAAGTTGACGCAAGCTCTGCGGCTTTTAAACATTTAACCGCTAAACGGGTTACAGGAGGATGGTAACATGCGAAAAAATCAACCGGTAGAGAATGCCCAACAGTTAGACTCTGTCCGTTTCCAGGCACTTTCGACACTTGTTTCCCGTGCAGTCCTATCACAACACCTTGGCAAGAGCTTCAATGGAAACCGTGATTTGTACGCGGCCCTTGGATACATTGCCGACAACGAACTATCTTATGATCATTATTATGCCCGGTATGCTCGACAAGACATTGCCCAACGGCTCATCGATGCTCCGGTGAGTGCCAGTTGGCGGGGCATACCCAAGATTGTAGATGGAGATGGGCAAGCCGGGGAAAAGGAAGGTACCAAGTTCGAGAAGGATTGGCTTAGTTTACTTCGAGACCGCCGCTTAAACCTGTTCGGTAAATTCCAGGATGTTGACCGATTTGCGGGTTTAGGGCGCTTTGCGGTGTTGGTACTAGGCTACGAGGGCGATTCGGACCTGAGTAAGCCCGTTGAGCGTAAACCTGGCCGCAAATTGGCCTATGTGCGGGCCTATGGCGAGTGCAGTATTACCATTGGCAGTACTATAACCGATGTGAATAACCCACGTTATGGTATGCCTGATAAATACACGGTTAAAAAATCCCCGGCGATCAGTTACACCTACAACAACAAAGGTGAAAAAGAGGAAATTAAGAAAAACGCTAACGAAAGCATTACAGGAACCATGAACATCCATTGGTCACGTGTAATCCACGTGCTCGACGGCCTTACCGAAAGCCCCATTTACGGGGTGCCCCGTTTGAAATCAGTGTTTAACCGCCTTATGGACTTGGAAAAGGTTGCCGGTGGTAGTGCTGAAATGTATTGGCGTGGTGCCCGCCCCGGTATGCAGTTTGATTTAGACCCTGAAAGTCAAATGACAGAAGCAAGCAAAGACTCATTGAAATCCCAAATGGATGAGTATGAGAACAACTTGCGGCGGGTATTGCGTACCCAAGGCGTAAAGATCAATCCACTTGCCCCGCAGGTTGCCGAACCCGATAAGTTTGTTGACACACAACTCACTCTTATTTCAGGTGCAATGTCCATACCAAAACGGATACTGACCGGCTCTGAGCGTGGTGAGTTGGCAAGTACTCAAGATGCCCATAACTGGAATACAACGGTACAGGAGCGCCGTACTGACTTTTGTGAGCCAACCATATTGGCCCCGTTTATCGACCGTATGGTGGAACACGGTGTGCTTGATAAGCCCAGTGCCGAGTATTACACGGTCGAGTGGCCTGACTTGTTTGCTCCTAGTGATAAGCAGCAGGCCGAGGTAGCCAAGCTACGCAGCGAAGCTCTTATGATGTACGGCAACAGCTTGAACAGCGAGTTGGTTATGCCTCCTGAAGTGTTTGTTGAACTTATCATGGGCTTTGGTGGCAGCAAGCTGAAAAAGATTACTGACGCTATGAGCGACATGGGCGACTTGCTTGATAAAGAGATACTCGATGCCGCATTAAACGAGCCTGAAGAGTTAGAGGCGGCATAATGGAGACTTCATGCACGTGTAACGCGGTGCAGCAGGCCGACCCTACCCGCACGACAACTATGCGGGTTCGGTTTGCTGCTGAGTTTAGGAAGCGGTACAAACGGGTACAGCGTTTGGCTGCCGAAAGCATTATCTATAACGACGCCTTTGGTTTGGTTGAACGTCGCACGGACTTTGCTAGTTTGGTTCTACAACAGGCGGCTGAGCCGGGCCAATTTGCAAACAAGCCATTGAGCCAGCAGGTTGAGGAATTTGATGATTGGTATGATGATATTTCTGACGAGGTTATCTTAGGTATCCCATCGGGAGAACCTGTTCCTGAGGAACCTGACAGAAGTATGTGGTTCTCTATTTTCATAATCTATGCGTTTCTAAAAGGTATGCGTCGAGGCCGTGCTGAGTTGGCCAAGATGGGTAAGCCTGTAGAGCCATACTCGCAAAACATTTCACCAAGGGCTATGATAGCTCCTGCCATATTTAGTGATAAAATTGACTATCTCCTAAATAGAACATTTGCAAACATCAAAAATGTGAATGACACAACCCGGTTGCAGTTGCGCACGGTACTAGCCGAGGCATTGGCTGAGGGCGTGCACCCCAGGGAAATTGCTCGTCGTGTTGCACGTAAAATTGATGAAATTGGTGTCAAGCGTGCTCTTCTAATTGCCCGTACCGAAATTATAGCGGCACACCACTTGGCTTTAATAGCCGAGTACCGCCAGGCCGGGGTTTTGGGCATTCGGATAGTTGCCGAGTGGCTCACAGCTAGAGATGGTCGGGTTTGCCAACGATGCAACGACTTATCCAAAAAGGACAACGGGCATGGCCCCGGTATTTACACCCTAGATCAAATCGAGTTTATGATTCCGGTGCACCCGCAATGTCGTTGCATGGCGCTTCCTGTAGATCTGACTGACGCACAGGAATAAATTTTTTATTTACTTCGTTTGCGGTAGTGTGTATCTTATTAACTATTAGAGGAGAACTATAATGAGAACACGCCACGAAATTTATCATCAAGTCTGTAACAGGATGATGATACTGTCCACCAGAACGGAACAGTACGATGGCCGTCCCCACATAGTAGCTCCTGTAATTATCCTATGCGAAGGCGTACACAACGGTTCACAAGGGCCGTTATTTTACCCCTTAGAAGAGCTTGCTACTTTCCCAGGCGCTTGGAATGGCGTGCCTGTGGTTGTACAACACCCCGAAGAGGGCAGCGCCAACTCCCCAGCAGTTATTGACCGTGTCGGTGTAGGCCGTTTATTCAACGTGCATTTGGATGGCGACAGGCTGCGTGGCGAGATTTGGGTCGACCGGAACAAGTGCCAAGCCACCTTCCCTGAAATACTGCACCACTTTGATACAAATACACCCCTTGAAGTTTCTACCGGACTATTTACCGAGGATGAGCCAACAAACGGCACTTGGAACGATGAGCAGTATATTGCTGTTGCACGCAGGCACCGCCCCGATCACCTTGCGCTGCTGCCCGGTGGACAAGGGGCTTGTAGTTGGGCCGATGGCTGTGGTGTACGGCTCAACCAACAAAATGGAGATGACACCATGGCCAAGTATCAACCCGTAATCAATGTGGTTGGGGAAAACGAGGACCTTCGTAACCGTGTAAACAAGGTTCGCGACACAATCGACAATTTGGATAGCCCCGTTGCTATCAACTACTGCGTCGCAGTGTTTGAAAACAGCGTTATTTATGAGGTTGTGCCCGGTGGACAGGCCGCACCCGGTATGAGCCGCAAGTTTTACAAGCGTGGCTATACCATGGATAATGCAGGCAACGTGGTGCTTGACAACGATATGCAGGAAGTGATGGAAGAGCGTACTTTCAAGCCTGTTGGTAACGAAGAAACCGAGCGCCCCGATGGAGAAGGTAAAACCCCCGGATGTGGTTGTGGAAAGGCCGCAACGTTGTCCATTAACCAAAAGGAAGGAGACGAAAAGATGAAAAACACGCCTGAGCGTAAAGCGAAGGTGGACGCACTGCTTGCGGCCAATGCAGGCTTTGCCGAAACCGATCGGGAGTTGCTGGAGAATATGGAGTGTACACCGTTTGCCGCTGTTGAGGCACTCGTTGCACGCCCTGCCGAAAACTCCACCCCTGCCCCGGTTGTGATTGATACCGAGGAAGCCCTGCTGGCTGCCGCCTCCCCCGAGCTCAAGCCCAAAGTTGAGATGGGGATCGCAGCCCACAACGAAGCCCGCACCAAGGCGATGACTACCATCAAGGCCAACACTGCCAACCCGTTTACTGACGAGGTTTTGCAGGCCAAGAGCCTTGATGAATTGACCGCCCTTGCCAAGTTGGCGGGCAACGCCGCCCCGGCAGCAGCAGCAACAAGTTTCGCGGCAAACGCAGGTGATGCCCCGGCTCCGGCAAAAACTGGAAATGAAGAAACGAAGGTTGAGCCGTTGTCCGCACCGAAAATGAACTGGGATCAGAAATAATCCAGCAACCCTTTAGGAAGAAGGAGACCTAAACCATGTCGTGGACGAAGCGTAATACAACCCTCCTGAAAGATTATTCGGGAATCCGTGAAGAGTTTGTTGCTGCGGCAGCACTCTCGCCGGGGCATCTACTTGAAATTACCTCCGATGGCCAAGTGCAGAAGCACAGTGCCGCCGCAGGTAACGTAGCCCCCGTTCTTGTTGCCCTCGAAGACAGCATGCAGGGTAACGACGTTGATGATGCGTACTCTGCCAATAACGTTGTGCAGTGCGCCGTTGCACGCCCCGGTGACCGTGTGCAATTGCGTTTGAAAGATGGCCAGAATGTTGCTATCGGGGCCAAACTCGAAAGCGCTGGCGATGGAACTGTACAGGCCCATGTTGTGGACAGTACCGGCATCTACTACTACAATACGATCGTGGGTATTGCCATGGCCGCCGTTGATATGAGCGGTAGCTCCGGTGCCGACCCGGATGGCTTTGTTGACGTGATGATCGTTTAACGTATTTTAACCTATTTTAACAAAGGAGAAGGATTATGGATCTGATCATCAATGGCGCTGCCTATGGATCGGTAGCACAGCGTCTTCAAGCCAGCGGGATGAATGTTACGGCACTCCGCCCGTGGCTTGAGGCCGATGGCCGGGCGTTCATTAACTTGAACAACACGCCCTCTTTGGCAACAAATGCCACCCTCCGTAAGGATGAGTGGAAACAGTACGACGAAGCTATCCTCAAGGCCGCTCAGAACCGCCTTGTTGGTGTAGCTGACCTCGAGCGTCGCGGCCTGGTGTACACCATTGGCAACGGGCTTGGGAAAACCGTGCTCGAGTACGAAGACGTTGGGGACATCAACGAAGCCGAAGTTTCGATGGACGGAGCACGTCGGAGCAAGGGTGATGCGCCGGACTTCAGCATCAAGTACCTGCCCTTGCCGCTTGTTTACAAGGACTTCGACATCAATGCACGTACCCTCGCTGCTTCCCGTACCACGGGCGATCCCCTGGATACAACCATGGGCCAGCTTGCCGGTATCAAGGTTGCTGACAAGATCGAAAACATCCTGTTCAATGGTTTGACCGTTGGTGGCACGAACTTCACCTTCGGCGGCGGTACCCTGTACGGCTACTCCAACCATCCAAACCGGAATACCTACACCCTGACGGCCGGTTGGAATCTCTCGGCAGCCACAGGCGCAACGATCCTGGCTGATGTAAATGCCATGAAACAGGCGCTCCTTGCTGACAAGAAGTTTGGCCCGTATGTGTTGTACATCCCGGCAGCATACGAAACGGTTTTGGATGAGGATTACACCTCCGGTTATCCCAAGACCATCCGCCAGCGCCTGCTCGAAATCGGCAACCTGAGCGAAATCAAGGTTATCGATAACCTGACCGTGGGTAATGTGCTGCTCGTTTCCATGAGCATCGAAACCGTGCGCCTCGTTAAGGGCATGGACATTACCCCCGTTGAGTGGACCAGCGAAGGTAACATGCTGCACCACTTCAAGGTTATGGCGATCCAAATCCCGCAAATCCGTGCTGACCAAGACGGCAAGTGCGGCGTGTGCCACGGTAGCGTGTAACACAGACAGTAGCATAATATGAAGGATGCCCCGGCCCTCCTATGTTGGGGGCCGGGGCTTTGTTTATCCACTATAAGGGAGAAATAGCCATGGCCAGAAAAACAGCTAAAACTGAGGAAACCATCCCCAAGAAAGCCACCAAGACCCCCGCAGCCACCAAGGCAGCACAAGCTCCGGCCCCCGAAGCCGCAGCCTCGGCACCAGAACAGGCCGCAGCGCCTACTTCGGAGCAAGAGGCGGGTGCAACTACCCCCGAACCTACCGATGCGCCGACACAGGCCGATAATCAGGGTGATGATGGTACTGACGCACCTACCGAAGCGCCTGTTCACGATGTTATCTATCGTTATCGCCGTAAAAAGGGGTACCGTGCAACGCAGATCAACCATGTATCATACGGCCCAGGCGATATCTTTGAGAGCAATACAGCCGGTGCTATTCCAGCAGCTTTCATGGATGGTTGGGACATTTTGAATGAACCCGACTTTACCGGCGAAATTCGCCTTCCCATTATCACCCCTACAGAGGGCGGCTTTGATGTGTTCACTGCTGAAGGCCGCAAACTGAACGATAGGCCCTTACCACTCAAACGTGCCAAGGCCCTTGTCGATGAGCTCGGTTCATAAACTTTGGGATGATGCAACGTGTTTTATCCTTGGGGGCGGGCCATCGCTTGCTAAAGTTGATGTGTCCCGCCTCCAGGATAGACGTATCATAGCGTGCAACGCTGCCTTCTACATTGCCCCATGGGCAGATGTATGTTGGTTTGGCGACTGCCGTTTTCATGATTGGAACAAAGAAGGGCTTTCTAAATTCACCGGTCTAAAGTACACCTGTGCCCATAGAACAAAGTGGTCACCGGGAATTATCCAAATAAATCGCAGCAGGCAGTTGTTTGGTATCGATAAGCAGCCAAATGCGGTTGCTTGGAACAGAAGCACTGGTGCAAGTGCCATAAACCTAGCTGTTCATCTAGGTGCAAAACGCATTGTACTACTTGGCTATGACATGAAGCTTGTGGACGGAAACCACAATTGGCACAACTACCATAAACACCGTGCACAAGATAACATATATGAAAAACGTTTCTTAGAAGCATTTACACACATTAAGCTCGGCCTTGATACCCTGGGCGTAGCCTGTTTTAATGCTACCGAAGACAGCGCACTGACTGTGTTCCCCTTTGTTGACTTTGAGGAGACCTTGAAATGGTAACGGTAGCCTGTGTATATAAGCCCGGTAAGGGTTTTACGGAAGAGTACGTTTACCGGCTACGAGAGGCCATCCTAAAGCAATCCACCCCACTCCAATTCCGCTGTATAACTACTGACAAAACCTTTTATAAGAAGCTTGGTGATGAAGGTGTGCTTATTCCAGATGTGCTCCCCGGTTGGTGGAATAAGATGTTTCTATACAGCGGCGTGTTACTTGATTCCCGTATTGTTTATTTTGATTTAGATACAATAATCACAGGCGATTTAACTCCTCTTCTAACATATGATGGCGAAGTACCTCTATTTCTAGATGACTTTTATTATCCAGGCAAATTGGCCACCGGAATAATGGCGTTTGATAGAAGCCAATTGTATCATTTATTTGACAAATTCATGACCAAGCCTTCATGTTATATAAAAACACATGATAGGGGTGGTAGAAGCGATAGGGGTGATCAAGCCTTTGTACGAAACCATCTTAATGTATCTTGGGCTAGTATACAGAGTATTCAAGAAGGGGTATGCAGTTACAAACGTGACATTTTAAACGGCAAACCAAGCATGGTTAACGTCGTTTCATTCCATGGTAAGCCACATCCGCACGAAGTACAATGGAGAGTATGATGAACGAAGATACTAGAAGACAGAGCTATACTGCTGCAAGTGTGTTTCCTGCCAAATTGTTGCGCAGGCTGCATCAATGTGTTAGTGCCGGGGCCGTACTTCCTGTACACCCGCAGATAAGCCTTACCAACCGGTGCAATCTTAAATGTTCCTTTTGCTCATGTGCCAACAGAGGCATTAAAGACGAGATGCTTTTACAGGATATAGCTGTACTATTGTCCAAACTATCCATGGCAGGGGCACGGGCTGTAACAATTACTGGCGGCGGCGAGCCTGTGATGCACCCTAAGTTCGATAAGATTATAGAAATCGTAAAAACACTTGGTATGCGGTCAGGGCTTGTGTCCAATGGTATTTTGTTACCGAAAGTTTCACAAGCCTCCTTAAACACGTTGTCTTGGTTACGGGTAAGCGTGTCTGATGACAGGGACATTGAAGAAGTGTTGGGTAGCGTTCGTGTGGCACACTCTAAATCTAACGGCATGCTTGGCTGGGCTTTCAGTTATGTACTTTCAGAAGTTCCCGATTATGATAAGTTGGCACGGGTAATAGAGTTTGCTAATTCATACAACTTTACTCATGTCCGTATTGTTAGCGACTTGCTTGACACGGAAAATGTGCCTGAAATGGCAGAGGTGCAGAAACACATACAGTTGCTTGGTATCAACGACAGCCTTGTTATTTACCAAGGCCGTAAAACAGCAACACTGGGCGCAAAACGCTGCTGGATAAGCCTGTTAAAACCAATGTTTAGCTCTGACGGGAAGATGTTCCCTTGTTGTGGCGTGCAATATGCCATGGAGCCACCGGCCCTTGATTTTGATGACCGTATGGTTATGGGTAATCTTTTTTCATGGCGGTTACGGTACATACAGCAAACGCCCTTTGATGGTTCCAATTGTGCACGGTGTTACTACTCAGATTACAACCAAGCCCTAGAGGCGATACTTACACCACTTGATCATGAGGATTTTGTATGAAAAGGGAAATACAGTCTCCGGAGCTGTTGGCTTTTTTGAAAAGCATTATCAAAGCTGGTAATACTGTCTTAGATATTGGTTGTGGTAATAAGTGGTATTGGCAGCACATCAACGCCAATTTTACCGGCATAGATGCGTGGGAGCGGTTTGAGCCTGACATGTTGCTTGACTTGGAGGTTTATGACTTACCTCTCTTCAAGGCACGGTTTGATGTTGTGCTCATGCTTGATGTAATAGAGCATTTGTCTAAGGCCCGTGGCGAGGTGATTTTAAGGCAGGCCAAACGCATTGGTAAAACGGTAATCATCCTAACACCCATACAATGGGATCCTAATACTCAGTTTGTTAATGACGAAAAGAGCGATTACTACCAAAACACCTACAACACTCATAAAAGTGTGTGGCATAGGGGCGAGTTGTTTGATTTCAAAGCAGCCACCGTGCCCAGGTTAGTTGACAATTGCTTCTTAGGTGTATGGAAAGGATACTTTGTATGAAAAAACTACTGCATCTTTATTGGAGCGGCGGGCCGTTAAGTTGGCTCAGGGCACAAACCGTATTCACATTCCTCAGGCTAAACCCAAAATGGAAAGTTATAATTTGGGAGCCGTTAGATGAAGGTGCCAAGCCAACGTGGACAACCGGTGAACAGCAGGGCCAATATCTAGGAGAGGATTGGCTGCCTGAGTTAAAGCGGTTGCGCAATGTAGAAACCCGCAGTATAGAACTTCCCAAAATACCCGAAGTATTGCGTAGTGACTTTTTGCGGTGGCATGCCCTGTCTTCTATTGGTGGTTGGTGGTCTGATTTTGATATCGTGTATATCCGGCCAATGTCCGCGCTGCCAAATATGGGCAAGGCCCCAGGGTTTGTTCAATACAAAAGCATAAAGGGCGATATGGTTTGTCCGGTTGGGTTCTTAGGGGCCGATACCGAATCTGCCCGCGTGTTCTTCAATACGGCACTTTGGGCGGCGAGCGCTTTGTTGGAGGATGGCGGCGAGCTTGGGTACCAAAGTTTAGGCAGGCACATTCTAGAGGAGGTTGTGCAACAGTACAACGAAAAGCCGACACTACCCACGGCTACCGTGTACCCCTTCCATACAATACGCAAGTCTATACGGTATTTTGAACGGGGCCATTACAATTTTCCAGAAGAAACTATTGGTCTGCATTGGTATGCCGGGGCACGCGAGTTTCGTAAATGGGAAAATGAACTGACCCAGGTAAGAAGTGAAAAGCTACACTCAAATATGCTCATTATCATGGCCATCAATGACCAACTGGGAGCTTGGTAAAATGAAGTACAGTTTTTTGATGCCTTATTACAGGCGCAAAAATCAATTTCATAATACGCTGCTGTCGTTGTATTGGTGGTACGGGGACCGGTCAGATTGGGAAGTTATCGTTGTCCAAGATAAAAAGTGTGTGGATGATTTGGGAGGTTATACCGACCCGCGTATCCATATTGTTCGTGGTAAACAGGATGCGTTAAATCCATGTGTTGCCTACAACCAGGCAGCACAGGAAGCTATGGGTACACATTTTATCATAACTAATCCTGAGTGTTACCACGTGTCGGATGTATTAGAGTTTTTCGACCGTTCGTTTAACGAGTGCAGCGTTGCGTATCCCATTGCTGCATGCAGGCATGTGAAGTATGCGGGAGCTTTACAAGAATACAATTCCATGTTGGGTGCCCCTATCATGTGGTATCAGCACAGTGTCCACAGGAATAAGCAGTACCACTTCTGCACGGCCATAGACAAGAACATTTATAACGTTCTCGGTGGGTTTGATGAGGACTATGCAGACGGATATTGTTATGACGATGACGACTTTATAGATAAAGTCTACGCCGCAAATTTACTTTGTAAAACGGACGACACGGTGTTAGTATTGCACCAAGAACACGAAAAGCTGAAGACGACGCCTGCCTTACGGGTCTTGTTGGAGCGCAATCGTAAGCTATTTATTGATAAGTCGGCACGTAGAAAAATTAACTCTGTTTGAGGTGACATATGGCTAACCGGGTAACAGCAGAAGAGGTGCAGGCTATAATCGACGTTGTTTCTGGTTTAGATGTATCAGCATTTATCACGGCTGCCAATCTATTAGTCACGGAAAAGTTGGGAAGTTCCTCTCTGTCCGTAGAACTGCTTAAAGAGATTGAGCGGTGGTTGGCAGCCCATTTCGTAGCCGTGCGCGATCCACGCATACGTGAGCGTACTGTTGGTGATGCCACAGATAAATTCATCCTTGGTGGTGGATTTAAAAGCGGGTTGGATGCTACCCCATATGGTAAGCAGGTTATGGTACTTGATATCACCGGCATCTTTGCCAGCACCATGGGCAAGCGGTCCGCAGAAGTTGTAGCTATATCGGAGGATTATTCATGAACCTAGCTTCCGCTTTGCCTACAAAAGCCGTTTATTGGGCACCTAACGGACAGGATAGGTTCGGAAAGCGCGTTTTTGTAGCGCCTGTTTCTATTGATGTCAGGTGGCAAGACAAGCAGGAAGAGTTTGTCGACCAAGAAGGACGTGTACAACGGTCACGGTCTATTATATACTCTACAACAAGTATCATAGATGGTGGTTATTTGTACAAGGGTGCTTTGACCGGTTTGACAGCCGGGCAGAAGGCTGCCCCTGAAAATTTGGTTGGTGCACGTTTAATAGGAAGTGTTCAGGAATCCTCGAGTTTAGATGGAGCTGACGTTCTTTATAAGGCAATGATGGCATGAGTAAAAACTTAAACATAACCGGTAGAGATACTGTAATCGCCAACCTGCAAAAGTCCATCAACAAGATCAAAGGTGGTACTGAGCGGGGTTTGGTGCGTGCGGGTCTATTGATTATGAGAAAGTCCTCTACTCTTGTTCCTGTTGATACCAGCAACCTGCAAAAGAGCGTGTACATTGTTTCTAACAGTGCGGTAAACCATGTAGCCACTCCTAATTTTGTCAATACCCGCCGCGATGCAGCAAAACAAACCATTAATAGGATCAGTGCACTTAACGATGCCCGTGCCCGTGTAACCGGTAGCGACCCTAAAGTAGAGGTTGGCTATTCCACGACATATGCAGCGGCAGTTCACGAGCACGTTAACGTTCCCCATAGCGTAGGCCAAGCCAAGTATCTTGAAGCAGCTGTCAAGAGCAGTGTGTCGGATATTGTTAATATCATCAAGACGGAGGCTAGTGTATAAATGAAAAGCCCCGCTCAAGATATGGCAGACATGATGCTTGAATCGGCAAGCCCAGTCGATGGAACCGATGTGTTTGTAAGCGTGCAGCCTGAAGCCCCTTTGGACTGTATTACGTTTTACAACACGGGCGGGTGGGGTAACGCCCCTAATTACGACTACGCCAGGCCAACGATTCTTGCCCTGGTGCGCTCTTCTACCTACGAGGCGGGCTATGCCTTGGCCCTAGCTGTTAAAAGCCATTTACACGGTAGAAATAATGTGAAAATCAATGGGGCACGCTATGTGCAAATCTTGTGTGAAGGCGATATACATGACTTAGCTCCGGAACCTTCGCGTCAGCATTATGAATTTTCGGTGAACTTCGCAACTCACCGCACAACCACACCTTAGAAGGAGGTACACCATGCCAAGTAACGCGATTTCAGGTGTCGGCGCAAGTTTTAAGCGTTCCGATATGGCAAGCTCCCCTGCATTTACGTCCATTGCTGAAGTCAATAATATCACTGGCCCATCGATGAGCCGGGATACTATTGATGTAACCAGCCTCGATAGTACCGGTGGCTACCGGGAGTTTATCGGCGGGTTCCGCGATGGCGGCACCATTCAGTTCAATATGAACTTCAGCCTTGCCGGGTACAACGACATGAAGGATGATTTCGAATCCGATAGCCTTCGGGATTATCAGATCGTACTTCCTGACAGTGGTGCTACCACGTTTGATTTCTCAGGTTTGGTTACTGAGCTTCCGTTGGATGTTCCAATGGATGACAAAATCACTTGTGCTGTTACCATCAAGATTTCCGGCCCGGTGACCCTGTCCACTTAATTGATATCATAACCCGCCTCATTATGGGGCGGGTATCTCTAAAGGGAGAATATTATCATGAGCTTGTTAACCAGACAGCAAATCCTCGAAGTTGAAGACATTAAAACAGAAGATGTTGAAGTTCCTGAATGGGGCGGCACTGTTCGTGTGCGCGGCCTATCGGGCACCGGGCGTGATGCTTGGGAAACGGAAATGTTTGGCAAAGACGGCAAATCCACCACTCTGGAGAATGCCCGCGCCAAACTGGTTTCTCGTTGCCTCGTTGATGAAGAAGGACAGCTCATTTTTACTGGGGCCGATATTACGGCACTTGGCAAGAAATCGGCTGTTGCACTTGATCGTGTGTTTACCGTCTGCAAGCGCCTGAACGGTATTGGCAAAGAGGACTTGGATGAAATCGTGGGAAACTCCAACAGCGGCCCCAGCGAAGATTCTACTTCCGCCTAGCTCTTGCGTTAGGGAAAACCGTTAGGCAGTTATTGTATGAGTTGGATAGTTATGAATTGGCGGAGTGGCAGGCTTTTGAAATACTAGAGCCTTGGGGTGAAAAACGCGCTGACTTGCGTATGGGTATTACATCAGCCGTTATCGCTAACTGTAACATAGCAAAAGGAAAACCAAAGGTATCGCCAACTGATTTTATGCCGGTATTTGGTCCAACGCCAAAACAATCGCCGGATACAATGAAGAAGTTGCTTATGGGCCTGGTGGAGGCTACTAAGAATAACAAGAAGGTACCGAAGCAGTAGGGGAAATAATAAATGGCTACTATCGGATCGTTATATGTTATTGTTGGTGCCCAAACAGGAGGCTTAACATCCGGTCTACGTTCGGCTGAGGCTGCCGTAGACCGGTTTTCCAGCCGCTCCCTTAAAAGCATTGCTGCCGTTAACAATGCTTCGTTCGCCAGATTACAAAGTAGCCTATTAAATCTGCAAACTCTATTCACTGCCGGTATCATTGGCGGTGGTATATCTGAAATAATCAAAACCGGCATTGCGTTCGAACGCCTAGAGTACAAGATGATTGCTGCTACCGGTGGTATGCAAAACGCTGCCGGTGAATTAGCGTTTGTCCGTGCTGAAGCTGAGCGCCTTGGTTTGCGGCTTAAAGATGCCGCCGATATGTTCGGTACTATTGCAGCAAGTGCCAAAGACACCGTTATCCAAGGACAAACAGTACGTGATATTTTTACCTCCATTTCGGAAGCCGGTACTGTCTTACGACTTTCTTCTGAGGATGTAAAGGGCGCACTGTATGCCATATCACAGATGATTAGTAAAGGCAAGGTTTCCATGGAAGAGCTTCGCCAGCAATTAGGCGAGCGTTTACCGGGTGCCTTGCTCATTGCCCAGCGTGCCATGGGCATGACCGGCGTTGAGTTTGATAAGCTGGTGTCCAAGGGTACACTTCTTGCAGAAGACTTCCTGCCGAAACTGTCCCAAGAGATCCGAAACACCTTTGCAGATGCTATTCCGGAAGCCATAAAATCCACACAGAGCGAAATAAACCGTTTCCTCACATCGTGGGACGATATGCTTAACGAAATGGCCAAAGGTGGGTTCATTGAAGCCATGCGCCATGTTTTGCGTGCCGCTACAGCCACGTTTAAAGCCATTTCCTGGGGTGTTACCAGCCTTGTTGCCTTTGTGCTGCGTGGTTGGGAGCAATGGCGGTTAGGCGCTTCTCAAGTATTCCTTTCTATAGAGTATGCTTTCAAGAACACATGGGAAGGTATAGTTAGTATCTTCACAGGTGGTTTGCGTAAGATTGCCGACGGTATAGATTGGATAAACCGCCTGCTGAACGGTATGGGTGCGGCAAGCTCCACCGGAGGTATCCGTAAACTTGCTGATGAAATGGATGCTGCTGCTAAAGGACCTATCGTATCTTATGCCGATGCGATAAAACAAACCCAAAAAGAATACGCCTTGGCTATGGAGGGTATTGATGATGTGATGAAAACCCGCTATCAGGCGTTGTACGGCGAGGCCCCGGCTGTACCGCCAGCAATGGCAGCGGGTACTCAAAGTGGCAAAGGCGGCGGACCAAGTGCTGCGGAATTAAAACGGCTTGATAAAATCGCTGACATGCGTCGCAAGTTAGAGGCTGACATCAATTCTTCCGGTTTAAAAGGATTTGGTAAAACTTTAGCCGATGTGACTAATAAAACAATCGATCTAAAAGCCGAGTACCCCGAGCTGCTTAAAGAGATTGAAGTGTGGCAAGAGGCTGTGCTTAGGAATGAGTGGGCACAGCACGAAGCTGAGCAGTTTAGCATTTATGTAGATTCAATGAAAAAGGCTAAAGAGGATGCACAGGCCATTGCCGAACAGGAGATAAATACAAATCTGTTTAAGATTGATATGGCACAGCAAGACCGTGTTATATCGCAAGGCGAAGCTGTTAAGGCCCGTATAACAGAATATCAGAAGTTGTTGACTGTACAGGAACAATACTTGTCCGGGATGAAAAAAGGCGAGGATGTTTCTGGTTGGAACTCTCAGATAACTGCTATACAAACCACACAGGAACAACTTGCCATGCTGGGCCAAGAGTATGACCGCATTTATGGCGGTTTTATTGATGGCGTAAAAGAGAAGATGGCTCAGCTGCAAGACCAAATGGCCACTTTCTACGAGCAAGGTATGATGGTGGCACAGGAGTTTAGCAGCGCCTTTGGCGAAGCTTTCGAGAGCATTGTTTTTGATGCAACAAGTGTGAGTGATGCTATCGGAAACATGGCCCGCACCATAGCACGATCCATGGTTAACACCCTTGGACAAATAGCGGCACAATGGTTAGTGCTGCAAGCTGTACAAATGATGTCGGGCAAAACGGTACAGGCAGCCAACGTGACAGCAGCCGCAGCCGCAGGCCCGGCCATTGCGGCGTCGTATGCCCCCGCAGCAGCCATGGTCTCGCTTGCCTCTTGGGGTGCTAACAGTGCCCCGGCCATGGCCGGTATAACCGCGACAAATACGCTGGCGATGGCTTTGGCTTCAACAAGTATCGGCGCGGCAGGTATGGCCCATAAAGGACTTGATTCTGTGCCTGAAGATGGTACGTGGAATCTTGAAAAAGGTGAGCGTGTTGTAACCTCGCAAACAAGCGCCAAATTGGATAAAGTACTGTCGGACATTCAGCAAAATTCCCAGGCTAATGCAGGCGGTTCTTCTGAAAATAAAATTAGAATAATAAATGCGTTTGATACAGAGGTAGTGGGCGATTACATAGGTTCTGATAGTGGGGAACAGAAAATCATGAATGTGGTTAGGCGCAATGCAAGTACTATCAAGCAATTTATGGGGTAGAATTGGTAATTATGGCATGGTTTAAAAGGAGAATAACATCATGAGTTCAAAAATTGCGGATGTGGGTGGGCAGTATCTTTTGGGGGTTCTTTACGGTGCAACCGCCAAGCCAACGGCATTTACCATACAGTTATTTACAGACAGCACTGCTCCTGCTGATACACACATTAATACAACGCATACTAAAGCGGTTGGCGGTGGGTATGTGGATGGGGAAATGACGAATGATGCTACAATTGCATTAGATTCTTCGGGCCGACCTATCGCCACATGGCCCGCAGTGTCATTTGCTTTCACAGGGCCATTAACAGGCCCCGCAACTATTACCGGCTACCAAGTCCTTCAAGGAACTACGTTATTGTTTGCTGAAACACTAGCAACCCCATATCAACCTGAATTTAGTGGGGATACTTTGATAATTACGCCGTCGTTTGTTCTTGGTAATGGAACCCCTACATAAAACGGAGTCTATGAAATGCTCACGTTAACAAAACAAACGATTACAGGGGGTGATTTAGAAACTGGGGACTTAGTTGCTTATGTAGGGAACTATATTGTCAAATGTTCCTCTACTGGCGCAATCACTGCAAAGTTCGTTTCCCCATTTCCGCCATATGGGGATGGAGCTTCTGCGGGGTCATACGTGTCATTAGGACAGCTCAAATACTCCAATGGAGATTTGCCGGTATCAATCTCAAAGTTCACAGCTTCTGCGTATGGCATTGGCATGATCATGTTTCTTCAGGATGATAACGGGTACCTTGGCGTTCAAACTTCTAGGTGGTCGAAATCGGCAATTACTTCTTTGACCCAAGCACCAGGGGATATTTTAATTGATCCTCTAATGACTGGTGAAAATACAAACATTACCAATCATCCAGAGGCTCTCACCGCATTGCCAACCATGTTTTTCACAGATGACTATCATTATAAAGTGGGTCTTGGTAAATATCTATCAGGTGCGCCAAACTTCACATTTGTCAATTCTACTCTATACAACAATGGAAACGCTTATGTTTATTCAGTTGATGCGCAGTATTGTAAGATTATAGATAACAGCGTTCAGTGTTACGGTTTTTATGATGATAATGCTACTGGAGATTGGCATATTCTACTCGACAATATCAATGGATATGTATGTCATAAATATACTATATATATCGGGGAAATAGAAGGTCAACCAGGAGATGATTGGGTACAAACCGCATTTGAAACTATTCAACTGGCCATTCCTTCTGGCGGTGAAATAAAGCAGTTTGCAAACGGATATTATATAGCTTCCGACTCTGGATCAGGATTGTTCCTATACAGTATTAACAACGGGGGAACATTAATTGATGAATTGAGCTATGGGACGTATAACCCAGATTTGCCTCTTGAGTTTTTTAACGTGGTATAAGGGGTAAAGCATGTCCAAACTTATACTTATAAACTCAGGGGGTTCTTACACGGCAGAGTCCGTTAGCGCCGTTCCTGTCGTAGATGCAGGAAGTCCGGTACAGGCGTCAACTGCTCGCACTTTAGTTCTTATCAATGCTAGTGGAACGTATACCGTTCCCGTTGCTAGCATGGTTCTTTTTGAAGGGTCTGTTGGCGTTGTCGCTGCTGTTTCAAGTGAAAAGACCCTTGCAGGGCCAATCCCTCAGTTAGGTAATATAGTAGCTGTTGCAAAAAGTTCGTATACACAGGCTTTTGGGGGGGTTTACAGGTACTCTGGTTTTATAGGGGCTGTAACAAAGTCGGCACATAACAAAAGCAGGCTGTCAGGCAGGTCTTTAGTACCTTGGCAGTATAAACCAGCGGTTGGTTATACGGAGATATTGGAATTTAAAACAGATGTGCTTCGGACAAAAAACAAGGAGCAGCGGCTTTCTTTGAGGAATGCCCCGCGCAGATTTTTTGATCTTAGTTATAATCTTAACGCCGATGCGTTTTCTGCTGCTAAAATGTCAATGCGCTACGCAACTTCTTTTCTAATGCCCGATTGGGCTATACCTTCTCCGGCTTCTGGTATTTCTATAGGGGCGGTAGTACCAATTACTGTAGATATGAGTAATTGGGATGTTGTTGTGGGGGATAGTATTTTTTTATGGACAGGGTCGGGAAACTATCAAATAGTAAAAGTGAGCGCGATTCAAGCGTATGGTTTTGATGCGGTACAAGTTACTATAGAACAAGGCACCGCATTAGCCTACCCCATGCTACCTGCCATATGCCCTTCAGGTTTAGAATTTACTAGGAGGACGCCAAATAGTATCCTAGCTAGAGCAGTTTTTCAAATTACAAAAAATAGCAATAAAGCAGCAACACCATACGCATCCTATAGGGGGCATGATGTTATGACAGATCCCCCGGTCATTGGGGTGTCTCAAATGAGAGAAAGCATTATTTACCCTGTATCAGTCATAGATAATGAGCTAGGCACCCCTGTTTTGGTAAATCGGAGGGCTTTGCCAGATGAAACCTTTTCTCTAAGCTGGTATAAAAATACCGTGGCAGGTGTTGCGGTACTTAGGAATTGGGTACATAGTAGGTATGGAAAGCATTTAGCGTTTTGGTCCTCCACTTATAATAAAGATTTTGAGTTGGCGGAGACGATAGGCCCTTCAGCGACTACAATAACTGTGATGCAGCCTATGGGCATGGGTTCGTTAGACAGGACCGCGTTTGATATTGAGATTGTGACAAGCACTACAATTTATTATGTACAAATCACGAATGCTGTTAAGATAGGTGACAGTACGATAAACCTAACTATACCCAGCGCTTTGGGGGCCACAATCACACCAGCAAACGTTAACAGAATAAGTATTCTAAGGTGTGGTCGTTTTGACTCTGATAGAGTTGAGTTTAAGCATAATACGAATGTAGCAACTTCTGTTATTATACCCTGCATTGAGGTGCCTGTTCCATGACATACGCCATTGATGAAATAAGTGCACAGGATGGCAGGCCCACCTTTTTGTACGAGTTTATCGATGGGGCTGCAATAACCCGTCTGAATAGCACTCCCGATGAAATTGTATTCAATGCTGTTACCTGGAACCCTTCCCCGGTAAGTCATAGTACTGTCACACAATCCAATGAGATAGCCAAAGATCCTGTAAAGCTGAAATTCCCTATTGATGATGAATTTGCTAGTCAGTTTCTCGGGTACCCCCCTGAAAATAGTATGACAATGACAATGTTCCGTAAGCACCTTGATTCAGAAGATGCGGCTACTTACTGGAAGGGCCGTGTTGTTGGTGCGGGTTCTTCCGAACAAACAATTACCATTGAATGTGAGTCCATCTTCACTAGCCTGAAACGTCCCGGTTTGCGGGCGGTGTATCAGAAAGACTGCCGCCATGTCCTCTACGGCAACGGCTGCCGGTTGAATAAAGATGACTTTGCAGTGGCGGGTACCGTTTCAGTTGTCTCAGACAACGTGCTAACTGTTGTTTTAGATGATGCGGAAGATGCCACCTTGGATACGCCAAAGTTTTATCTTGCGGGGATGGTTAAGCATAATGAAGTATTCCGCTACATCACTTCGCATAGCGGTAATCAATTAACCCTGTCGCGGACATTGCCCGGTATTGAAGTAGATGACCCAATTTTTATTTATCCTGGTTGTGATCGCACCCGCCTGATCTGCGCGTTGGTGTTTGCCAACCTCGACAATCACGGCGGCTTTCCGTGGATTCCCAGTCGCAACCCGTTCCAAGGAGCAATCTGATGTGGTGGTACGTCGCAGCCTTTGTCGTCGCCCTGGTAGTTTCTTATGCCTTGGCACCCAAACCGAAAGTATCCATCCCGGCGATTGGCGAAATTAAAGCCCCAACTGCTGAAGAGGGGCGGGAAATTCCGGTGTTGTTTGGCACCCGCGAGATCAAAGGGCCGAACGTGGTTTGGTACGGGGATAAGAAAGTTGTGCCGATTCGCAAGAAAGGCGGTAAAAAGTAATGGATGAATTGCGCTGCACCATGAAAGATGTGCGTTCTCTTAAAATGTGCTCAGGTGGTGCGCGTAAATTCTTTGAGCGTCATAATCTCGACTGGCAAGACTTTATCAAAAATGGAATCCCTGCGCAAAAGTTTATTGATACTAAGGACGTAATGGCTCTCAAAGTTGTGGAGGTAGCTCGTGGGCGGCAGCAGTAAAAAACAAACGGTCGGCTATCGCTACTACCTTGGCATGCACATGGTTTTGTGCCACGGCCCTGTCGATAAGCTCAAGGAAATTATCATTGGGGATAAGACCGCGTGGGTTGGCGATGCCGATGCAAGTCCGATCACCATCGATGAGCCGTCGTTGTTCGGTGGGGATAGCGGTGAAGGTGGCGTTTCGGGAACCGTAGACCTACTGTGGGGTGGACCGACGCAAGCGGTCAATGATTATTTGTTGACGCAGGTCGGCGGCAGCGAAACCCTGCCCGCGCCGGGGGCTTTAAGCGATGCACAGAAACAAATTTTTATCAGCATCGGCGCTCTCGATGAAACAGGCGCAGCATGGTCCGCCTTTGCTACAAATGCCAGCGTTCCCGCGTTCCGTGGCGTAACCTCAGCGGTGTTGCGGCAATGCTATCTCGGCAATAATCCATACATCAAGCCGTGGGCGTTTAAGGCCCAGCGAATATTTAAGGATTCCGATGGGGGAGTGCAGTGGTATGAAAGCAAGGCCGGTATTGGTGCTGGAAGGTTTGAAGGATTCCCTATTGGTTCAGCAGGATGGGATTATCAGTACTCCTCAGGTACTAACATCCCAGCGAGCCCAGAAACATTCCCAGCCCCGACAAACAATTGGATATCAAATGGCATTGCCCCGTTTGGGAATGAGTCTCTTATAACACCGGAAATCTTCCCCAATGCAATTATGACACATTGGCCGCATCAAAATTATTTGTGGCTTAGGAAAGAAATTGAAATACCGAGAGTTGCTGCCAATCTCGCTTTATTTATTACCGTTGAAAACGCCTGTTTTATCTATTTTGATGGTATTTATCAAGGAGCGGTTAATCCGACCAATGAACAAATCCCGTCAAATGAAGACGCATACTTTGAGCTTTCCGGAGATTTTTCAATAGGAACGCATACACTCGTTATTTATTGCCTTGACGAACCAGAGAACTTTGGAGTGACCGGGGATGGGACTTATTTCGATGCATCGTTAGCAGGTTGGGAGCAGCTGGATATGAATCCAGCGCACATTATCAGGGAGTGCTTAACCAGCCAAGTTTGGGGTTTAGGTTATCAAGAGGCAGATATTGATGAGGGTTCGTTTATTTCTGCCGCCGATACTCTTTTTGCGGAAGAGTTTGGGTTGTCGATGCTTTGGGATAAAAGCGCATCTATTGAAGATTTTATCGGGGAGGTTTTGCGGCATATCGATGCGACGTTATTCATTGACCGCACCACGGGCAAGTTCGTTCTCAAACTCATCCGCGACGACTATGATGAGGAAAGCCTCATCACTCTGGGCGATGCCGATATCATCAAAGTCGATGATTACCGCCGCTCCACCATTGATGAGTTAACAAACTCGATTACAGTGGTTTACGAGGATTGGCAAACTGCTGAGAACGCGACGGTTTCTGAACAAGACATTGCATTGGTGCAAATGCAGGGCGGGGTGGTTGCTAAAAAGATCGACTATCCCGGCATTTCTAATGCTTCACTGGCTAGACGGGCAGTGCGCCGTGATTTGCATGCGCTCTCATCGCCAAACCTATCCTGCACAATTTACGCAACCCGCAAAGCTGCAAGCTTGAATATTGGTGATGTGTTTAAATTTGAATGGTCGGATTATCATGTGGGCGCTATCATCATGCGCGTAGTGGGGATGGCCTTCGGTGACGGGCGTTCCAACCAGGTCAAAATAGAATGCACGCAGGATGTTTTTTCGCTGGCATCTATTGATGATGTTTCATCTGGCTCTATTGAAGTTTTCACCGACACCAACCAAGCGCCGCAAAACGTTACAAACTTGCTTCTTATCGAAGCCCCTTATTATGAATTGGTGCAGATTAACGGGCAGTCTTCTGTTGATGACCAATTGGCTGTTGAGCCGACTGCGGGCTTGTTCCTTACAACCGCAGTCAAGCCCAACTATGCGATTAATGCCGCTCTTTGGGTGGATGCAGGAACAGGGTATGAGGAAGTGGCCGTGCTGGTAGACTTTTGTCCATCTGCCATTCTCTCTGCTGATATCGGGCCGATGAGCACCGTTATCCCGATTACCAATGGCGATGACCTCTCCAGTATAGTTGTCGGCAGTCATGCGCAGATCAATGATGAGTTAGTGCGCATTGATGGGGTCACCGCCACGGAACTTACAGTTGGCCGAGGGGTGCTGGATACAATTCCAACCGCGCATCTATCAGGCTCTGTTGTTTTCGCCTGGGATTACTACGGTCAGGGCGATGCAATATCCTATGTAGATGGCGAGGCGGTGTCCGTCAAACTGCTGGCACGTAATGATGTTGGCGAGGTTGCTTTAGCAACGGCAACGGCATCTGATTTGACATTTGACTCCAGGGCAATCAGACCATTCCCCCCTGGCAAAGTGCAGTTTAACGGTGAATATTTCCCTGATTCAGCAACCGGCGACATTGTTATTATCTGGGCGCATCGTGATCGTCAACAACAAACATCCGGCATCTTCGCTGATTTTACCGATGGTCATATCGGTCCAGAACCCGGAACTACGTACACTATCAGGGTGTACTCAGATGATACCGAGGGAAGCTTACTACGGACGGTTACGGGCGAAACGGATACAACATGGGCGTATACGGAAGCAATGGAGATTGCCGATGGCGGCCCGTTTACCGACTTGCGTTTTGAGATTGAGGCTGTACGGGATGGCTACACAAGCTGGCAAATAATTAATCACACCGTCAGCCGCGCAGGGTACGGCTTGGCCTATGGGTACATTTATGGAGGATTATAATTATGACTGCGAAGATTGAGCCGAGAAATGGCATCAAACATACCTGGAGTCTAGGTGAAAACGGTTGGAACGAGGGTATGGATGAAAACCTATTAAAGATTGGTTTGGTGGGCATGCACCTGTCAGTCATTGATAAAGATATCAGCACGCCGCCTGGTGCGCCTACCGATGGGGATAGTTATTTAGTCGGCCCAACTGCCACTGGCTCTTGGGCGGGTCTTGAAAACCAAATAGTTGTATATGATACCGACATTGCGGGTTGGCGTGCTTATGCCCCACGCAAAGGCTGGCTGTGCTTTGTTGAAGATGAAGATACGATATGCATCTATAAAAGTTCAAGCTGGGAAACGTATAGTTCTGGTGGGGATGCCGCCGCCGTAACAGCAGATACGACTAACTTCAATAATAATTTATCTGCGGCTGACGATACGGTGCAAAAAGCCTTAGAAACATTAGATGAGTTAATTGCTTCTGCTAGTGGCAGCGCAGGTTCATTTGGCGTCATGGCGTATGAGTACACTTCAGGAACAACGCAAACTGTTTTTACGGGCGCAGATGATAATGCCGCAACTCTTGACATTGATGGTTATTCTATAATGGTCATTGTAGATGGGGTTTTTCTTTCTCCTGATGAGTATAGTGGGACTACAGATGCCGTTACCCTTGATGTTGCTGCTCCTGATGGAAGCGATGTGACGATATGGGCGTTGAATGGCGCTTTGAATAACGTTACAACTACGGCCATTTCTGAAACTGAAAAAACGGATCATGATGCAACTGCCGGAGGAACGATAACACTCGTTTATGCGGATGGTAATAGCCAGACCATTACAGCAGATGACACCGCGTTTACCATTGCAAAAGGCACTTGGCCTACAGGCGTTACAGCTTCTATGTTGTTATATATATCAGCAAGTGCCGGAGTCGGAGCAATCACATGGAGTGGTTGGGGCTTTGCTAATGCGGAACCAGATGGAAGTGGAATTACTACGTATGGTCTATATGAAATCCTTTGTGTGAACGGTGCTTATTTTATCTTCATCGTTGAGGAGGGGTGATGTTAGGACATCATTTAAGAAGGATAGTAAGAAATCAGGAGGCGGGTTTTCCTACTGATTTCTTTGCTCGTTATGTTGGGGATAGTATTTCGGCAGAAAACGGCATTGGCTCTATATCTGCAAATATAGCGGTGGCATCTCCAGCAGCTATTACTAACGGTAGATTTAAAACAAACCCCACGTCTAGTACCTGCTGTGGCGGTTTTGGAAATCTGTATCGACCGGAAGTGTTGTTTAATGGGGCGAGCTTTTCCTTTGCTTGTAAAAGTCGCTGTCATAATCCATTGGGTAGTGTTTTATTTGGCTATGAGCTTGCAGCAACCACTAAACGCGGTTTGTTTCTTTTTAATTATGCAACTGCTGTACAGGTGGCCCTTTATAACGCAACATCTAAATCATGGTATGTATTAGCGGCTAATACAGTTGGTAAAGAATCGGCCATTATTGTAACTTATAATGCCTCAAACTCATTACTAACTGTTTTTGTAGATGGAGTGAAGTTGGGATCAACGACATGGGTATTTGCGGGTAATGTAACAACCAGTAAGTATGGCATAGGATGCCAATATGATGACAGATATGATGCAGGATTGAATGGTGTGGAAGCATGGGACATTAGGTACTATAACTATACATTAACTGATGAGCAAGCAGAAAAGTGGTTAGTTACTACGCCAATTTAGGAGAGGAAGCCATGTCACAATACACTTACAACAACGAAACGATCAATATTCCAAAAGGCAAATGCCACAACGGTCTTCCGGTTAATCGCATGAGCGAGGAAGAGCTTGCGGCCAATGGATATGTCCGATACATCCCTGAGACTGTAGAAGTAGAACCATATGTTCCGAGTATCGAAGAGCGTATCCAGCAACTCGACCAAGCCTGCCGTGGGCACATTGACAAATCTGCGCACTGGACCGCCGCGCCGATGATTTGGGACAAAGCAAAAGGTGGTAAGCCAAAGTCATTGGCGGTTAAGGCGTGCATGGAAACTTGCTGGAATCAGTTTTATACCAATGCGGCGCATCTTGAGGGCGGCGCTCCTTGGGACGATGCTATGCTGGTTTACCCAGATGTGCCATACTCGATGCAAGAAGCTATGATGGAGTAAAGAATGGTTGGCGGGCAGCTAACCGCGTTGTCATCTCGGCAACATAAACGCCCCGCGCTACCTCTACCATAATAGGGCAGTAGCACATACAATAAAGCAAACTAGGAGGCTGTAATGGAATTAGAAACGGTGCTAACAAAGGACTTTATCATCTTCGGAGCAATCGTTCTATTGCTTGCCCGTTACGCCCTCCGCTTCCTAGACCAACTTGCAGATAAGTGGTTTAAGAATACAAACAGAGATACGACGGATGTTGTCACTTTCGCACATTGTAAGCTGCACCGCGATCAGTGCGATGCCGCTCGTAGGCAAGAGGATCATAGGTGGAAGCGCGATATAACTGCAATGAAGCAAGTTATTTTTCGCATTGGCCGTAAGCTGGAGATAGAGGACGTGGTGCTCGAACGACTGGTTGGCGATGGGGAAGAGTAATGGAAAACACTAAATTAAACCTCCGTAGCCTAAAGCTAATCCTAGCACTTGCTTTTCTCCTAGGCTTCTTTCTAGGCGTGCTAATTGCGAAAAAGAACTTCTGTAGTCATGAAGAGTATTTTATCAACCCCACGTTAACAAATGGGGTAATTGATAGATTTGCATAATATCTTAAGGCAAGCTGATGAGACTTCCTGCATTTATAATTAATTGGATGAAGCGGCGTATAGATTCCGGCTATGCCAATTGCTTGATCTATGCAAGGTATATGCACGAAGTTCACGGTTGGAAGATGGTCTATCAACGCACACGGCATAACAAGTTTAATTGGCTGGTCTGGTTTCATGTTTCCGCCAAACCCCCACTATGTAAACTTACGGGCCTGCCGTGTAAAAGTGAACAAGCTTTTGAACCATTACCGGAAGATTACAAAGACGTTTACTTTCCAAAGCCCCTTTTTAAGGGGCGCATCAAAACCGAAGATTTCTTAAGCAACCGGAGGTGTACTATGGGCCGAAATGAGCGTGCGACTTTACGAGAGGTTTTGAAACTGATTGCGGAACACTGGCCAAACGTTTGGTCAAATATTGCAGCGTTCGGCCTTTACGTGAGTACGGTGTACCCCGATTTATCCCAGGGTACTGTTATGGCATCATGGCATGATGGGACGCTCATTATTAAATTTCTAGCCCTAATGGGTACTTATGGGTTATACAATCATGGAAAACGGACCGGGAAGATAACCTACGTACTTCCACCGGGTGAATAGGAGACCTGTTTTCAATTTTTATTAGGAGGTGATGGCCATGCTGCATGAGACGCGTTTTGAGCTAGAGCCTGGAATGGTATTTGCTACAAATAACCCACAGGGCGTCGGAACCATTATCGAGTTTATGGAAAAATGGATGTCTCATGACCTGCATGCCGATTACGGGCATACGGGCATTATCCAAAATGAACTGGGTTTGACGTTTGAAGCAGTATGGAGGATAACCGAACAAAACTTTTTCCAGGCATATAAAGGGCAGCGTGTTCTGATTGCACGGCCTATTGCTGATACCATGCAAAAACAAGTGGCATTAGAGGTATGCAAAGAGGCGTACTTGGGCGGCATATACCCATTGTGGCGTTTACCTTTATTCCTCATTCCACCTATTGCCCGTCGTATATCATACAAAGGCAAGTTTGTTGTATGTTCTGAGTTGACAGCTAAGTTCCTGTACCTGTGTGGTGTGCGGCACGGGGTATTTATGGGCACAAACCCCGATGACCTTGTAGATGAATGGCGTCGGTGGCGTGATTTTGATATCGTATGGGAAGGGGTACTGTGATGGCCGCTTATACTGTTTTTGATGAGGCGTTTTCTTCCGTTTTACAAATAGAGGCCGTATTTAGTGATGACCCGCAGGATTCGGGCAACTGGACAGGAGGTAAGGTTGGTGTAGGTAAGTTAAAGGGCACAAAGTATGGGATCTCAGCAGCAAGCTACCCTGAACTTGATATAAGGAACTTGACTGTTGAGCAGGCAAAGATCATCTATTATAAGGATTATTGGCACATACTGAAGCTGAATAGCATTAGCGAGTATTACCCGCAGCTTGCCATACTGCTGTTTAGCCTCTGTGTTAACTGTGGAAATGTTAGGGCGGCCAAATACCTCCAAACCGGCATCAATGTTTTGAATTTCACTGAAGACCTTGGCTTAATGCCACAAAGGCTTTCCCCTTGGCAAACCAAAATAATTCAAGTACTGAACGGTAAGCCGTTGAAGGTGGATGGAGTGATTGGGCCTGTGACACTTGCCATGCTTAAAACAATCCCTCATAAAACGGCTATCACGGTCGCTGTGTTTGGAGAAAGCTATAAACATTACTCAAAGGGAAAGCTTATTTATCGGGCAGGTTGGTTGAATAGGCTGGGAACTGTATTTCAATAGAAATTAAACATGCGTTTTAAGGGCCTAAATAAACGCCCCAGCTACCCTTGCCTTGGTTTTGTAAGGAAAAGGGCGCTGGGGCAAAGTCTGGCCCCGAGAATAAATGGTTGGTAGGTAGGCAAGGCGGCTTGCAATGCCCCTGGTAGTTGTTCTCTCTCCCTTTAGGGCTGCCGGGGGGTTTTTTTGAAGGTTGTTAGTGTTTCGCACTGCTGTAGAAATTCGTTAGAACATTCTATAGTAGAGTTTTGCGCACGAACCAAAAACTCCGCAAGCGTAATCAATTCCTCATTAAATGAGTGGTAAAAGTTCTTCCTATCCCAACCATCAGGGTCAAGTATCTTCAAAACCCCCTTGAAACCCAAAGCCCAATCTTTGCTGCTTTGTTTCATATTAACGACCTCTTCCTTTTCCTTCAGGGCAGGGTGTGCGGCGTCCCTGATGAACTTAAAGGCCATGGCAAGTACTTGAACGGCTTCGTGGTAGATGTTTTCGGGGGCAGCATCCTCCGCCTCAATCTCTGTTTGCAGCTCATAAACCTCGCTGCGCAAGGCACCAAAGGCCCGCAACGGGCCGGGGTGGGGTCCGTACTTGGTATCGCCATGGTTCACCTCATCAACCATGTCCGGCAGCACGGCAGCAAGTTCATCGCTGATAAAGTATAGGAGTATGGTTGCCATACTGTCGGCAAGCAGCTTAAACTCAGGATCACCCATAGTGATAGGCAGCGTCCCGCTATGACCTGTGGCACGGATCCTACGCATAAACTCTTCGTATACCATTTCTATAAATTTTTCTTTCATGGCACCTCCCTCATACGGTTATGACCCGACTTTCCTTGTTTTTCATTTCAACTTCGATGCGCCGGTTTGCGCCCTCTATTTGGTCGGGGATGTGGCTAATGATAATCAATTGCAGGTGTAAGCGGTCAGATAATTCTTGCATCATCTGTGCACCCTTCTCGGGTAAACTGCCCCCTTTGAGCCACTTTAACGGCTCATCTAGAATAATAATCGGGGCGGTTTTAGGCATGGCAAGGTTCCACAAAGCCACCCGCAAGGCAAACGCAGCCACATCCACAGCTCCGCCACCGCTTGCATCGACAGGCTTTATCAAGTTGCCACCCCGGCTAAACCATATGTCGGCCTCGGTGCGGTTCCTACGTTGCACGAAGTCCAACTCGAATTCGTAAGGGCTATCAAACACGCTGTACATTGCCAAGCTCACAAGCTCACTGATGCGGTACTCCAACTGTTTCTGTGTTTCTTGAGCAACATGCCGGACAATGGTTAGACCCTCTTCGCAGAAAGCCACGTCCATTTCAAGGTGGTCAATCTCATCCGAGGAACGGTTAAGGTTGTCCTGGGCGGATTTAAGCAGGCCCTTGGCTTGTTCGAGACGTTGCCGGATGTGGTTGCTATAGGCCATACTTGGCCTCCATCTCTATCACGGAAGCCTCTATCTTCTTTTCTAGCTCAGCGGTTTCTGCACGCAGCTTTTCCAAGAGGTCTTCGGCGGCATCAACATCGTTAACATTAAACTCCTCCGCAAGGCGTGCCTGTAATTGTGCCAAGGCCCCCTCAGCACGGGCTTTGTCCGATTTGGCGGTTTCTATCTTGTCTTTTAGATTGAGCAGGCGTTGTTCTACACTCATCGTTATAACTCCCTTTGAAAGATGTGTCTAAACCCGTGCGGGGCATCTAAACGGCGCAACGTTCCATACCGTTTCATCTCTTTTAGTATTTCTATAATATTAGCAAAATCTTCCCCGTGTATTGAATAACATTGCACATAGTCAACATTTCTATACCTGCCTGAAACAAAGATGATGTGCGGGTCTTTACACATAGGGGAAATGTCGGCGCTAATGGTAGTTCTATCCTGGATAATCTTTTCTGCACTTTGCACGGTTGTATTTAGATTGTTAAGCCGTGCCTTTGTGGATGCTGTGAAGGAATCATATTCACGGACGATACGGAAAAGTTTCTTAAACCATTTTATCATAATTCCATCCCCTTTTCAATGATACGTCTTACACCCTTACGGACACGGTTATCAGATAAATACTTCTCCATATTGGCTTGAAAACTTAAACCAACCTCCACATCCTCAGCCAAACGACTTACAAATTCACTCAGCCGTTCTTCCTTGTCTCGAGTACTGTCAAGGTGTTCCCGGCTAACAACCCCTGCCTCTATGGGCACATAAACCGGTTGTACCGTGTTATCGTGGGCACAGTAAAGGTAAACCCTCGGCTTAAAATCGGCTTGTGCTGCCGTACTACGCATCAAGCTGCCGGGGTTAACAAGAATTTTATCATCCCCCTGCACAACAAACGGAACATGGTTGTGGCCCGTTACTACAAGCCGGGCCGGTATATCTTTCAATAGGGTATCAGCATCAGGGTCAGTGCAACCGGGCCATGGGGTATTGCCATGATATGTCATAATATGGATAACTGCTATTTCATAAAAGTCGTGTTCCCTGATAACATCAAACCAATCGATACCCCACGGTACCCCTACACAAAGCCCTGGAGTTAAGGCCCGTGGCCCGAAATTTACAGCACAAATGCCGGTCATATTTGAAATAGTTTCGGCGGCACACAACACACCAAATCCACTTTTATCAATATTAGCCAAGCTGTGCTCAGGTAAATCGTGGTTCCCCGGTACGCTGTGGTACCTATCCGGCATGTTTCGGATAGCCCATTGGAGCAAGTAGGGGCTTGGTCGAGCCTTGCCGAACACGTCGCCGCTATCAATTATCGGACATTGGTATTGTTTTTGCAGTGCGGCAAGCCAAGCCATCTTCTTAGCCTGTGCTTCAAAAAAGTTATCGGTTCGACACACGGGTTGGTCATCACGTAAATGAATATCGCCTGTAAGAATGGCGTCGACTTGCGGCACCTGCTCCACAACACATGCAGGGGTTTCTTCAGGTTTGTTATTTGCAGGCTTTCGTCTCGCCACTGACTTCCTCCATTTTGGTTTGTGCTGCGCCCATTACCATATCTTGTACATAAAAACCACGCACGTTTCTGATAGCCCATAACAGCCACTCGGGGTTTCTTTCAATAACCTCGGCAACATTGTAGTCTTTAT